CCGTGTCATTTCCTGATGTTGATATTGTGATTTCTTTGTCACCACCAAACACAACCACTGTGCCAGGCTCGTATTGAGCATCAGATTCGTAAACCTCTGCCAAGTCAGCGTATTGTGCCGATGTGGCTTTGGCAAATACTGTGTTGTATTTTAAACTGCTGGTACCTATGTCGTAGGCGCCATCCAAATCTGGTACAATTTCTTGTGTAGTCAATTGATCACCTAAAACTAGTGTGCCCATTGTGTTGGCACCTGTGCTGGTCAAGTTACCGGTTACAGAGCCTGTTAATGGACCTGTGAATGCTGTGGCTGTAACTGTGCCTGAAACTTCTAATTTTGTGCTTGGAGATGCTGTGCCAATTCCCACTCTTGAATTTGTGCCATCCACTGTCATCACAGTTGTTGTCACTCCACCATCATTGATTTTAAATGAAATGTCTGTGTCCTGTGTTGAATTAGATATGATACAACCACCAGCATCCACCGACAATGTAAAATCTTGATCCGTTCCAATTATGACTCCACCATCGTTGGCCACTGTGAAAGTGCCTGAAGTTGTGTCATTGGCATTGGATCTCAAGTAGTTTGCGGCTAACACACCACCCAGTTTGTCTGAGTCTGTTGCTGTGCCATTTAATTTGTTGTCTGTGATGGCTGTGTTTAATGTTATACCTGCGCCTATTGTGGCAAAGCCTGAAATAGAAAGTTTTGGTGTGAAAGCGTCTTCACTGATAATGGCAATTCTGTTTCCGTCATTGTATATATTGGTGATGTTTTGTGTGACATCTGATGAATCTAAAATACTGTCAAAAGTAAAACCGTTTGTGGTTCCTGTTGTGCCAGGAGGACCTACCAAAACAGATGTGGTGCCGTTGTAAAAATACATCTGCCCTGTGTCTGAATCTATCCATATATCACCTGCTGACATGGCACTCGGTGCAGAGGATTGATAAGGGGCACTACCACCTGCTGTTTGAAAACTTGTGCCGTTCCAAACTTTTAATTTTGCCGTGCCTGAATCCCACCAAAGTTGTCCGGTGATTGGTTTTGAAGGTGCTGATGCATTTGAAAAGTTTTCTAAAAGATGTAAAAAGTTTTCTGCTATCAGTTCACCATATCCAGCATAACCTTTTCCGATCAAACTCAAATCAGTTTGGGCATTTACCACGCCATCTTGAACAGTGTACTGATTAGGTGACGCTGAACTATTTGTTTTGTTTACAGTGTATGCCATTTATTAGTATCCTGTGTTACTGCCTGAAGTGGTTCCGCTTACTGTGTTTGATGTTGTCAGTGCTGTTGAACTTGTTTCAGTAAATGTTGTTAAACTTTGTATTCTTAAAGTGTAATCAATCTGTATCAATCTGTTCAGTGATTTTTGCACAGGGTGAAATACCACGTGAGTCAACAATTTGTTTGAATCACCGTTTTCTGTGCCTTCCCAACTTTTTAAACCCAATTCATCAAAAACAAAGTCGCCATTGAAATTAGTTGTGTTGTCAAATGCATCTTGTCCTGTGGGTTCACCGTAGTCTAGTGTACAAGTACAAACTATGTCTGTGTACTTGTTACCTGCGGTGTGACGCACTTCCATTTTGTTACGTGTGGTATCTTTGTTAGTAGATGAATTGTCATCTATCACTTTGTAATATGTTTGATTGTACAAAGTAGCATTGGTTCCTGTAGAATTAGGTGTGAGGTAAGTGATGATTCCTGTAGGGTCAACACTGGTACCACCATTTCCAAATGCCATCTCGTGTATGAAACCTGTTGTTTTGTTTGCCAAACTTTTGGCCAAAGCCTGTGACATATTTTCGTAGTGGATTGCGTTTCTTTTGTCCACTAATACTTCGCCTGTCTCAGGGTCAAAAATTTTGATGTGTCCCTGCATCATCACACCTGATTGATCATTAGGCTTTTTGTTGTCTTCTTTTGATTCTGTGTGTTTGTTTTCTTCTGTCATCCTAGTGTATTTATTCAGGTGCATTTGTAGGCTGTTCTGCTATGAAACGAGCCTGTATTGTGGTAGACGCTTGTAACCCTTTACCATTTGCCGGATTACCATCTGCCGCTGTGTACCAAACCTGTCCTCTCTTATGTAATATTTTTATCTGTGTGTCAGCCGCTGGTGCAGTGCTAAAAGTAACTGATGTTGTGCTTCCGTCCACAGAGTAGTTGATAGTTGATCCGTCTTCGCTGGTGAGCAACAATCGTTGGCCACCAATGAATATGTCTAACTCACCAGCGTTTGACGGTGTTTGTGATAGAGCAAACACTGTGGTACTACCATCACCCGTGAATGTGTTGGTGTATACTGTGTCTGCATAAGGTATAGTTTGAGTGCCAGACGCATCTACCACTGCTGTGCCTGAACTATGTGCCTTAATTCCTGTTCCAAGTGTTCCACGTCTCAGTTGTCCCAACGTGTCGCCTGACTTGGTAAAATATTCAATTCTTTCTTTGTCAACAAAGATCACACCAGGTATGTTGTTGGCGGCATTTGGAGCGGGTAACACCGTGCCGTCTTTGACCTGTATTGTTTGTGATCCTTCCACAACGTCTTCTGCTATTTCTGTTGTGGCATTTTTGTTGATACGTTTGTAGAATGTTCTGTTCAACATATCTTTGAAAATCCTAAATCCTGTTGCGCCTATGGCCGAGTCCACAGCAAAGTACATCACATCCAATCTGTCACTGGCTGTGATTGTTTTGCCAATCACTGTCAATGTGTTGCCTGACACCGTGAAGTCTATACCTGGTGTCAATTGTTCTCCGTTGAACCAAGCAAAAGTGTAAGTGCTGTTTAATGTGTTGAATCTTAACTTGAATATGTTTGTCACTCTGCCTTCTAACACTTCTCTAGTCAATTTCATTCCCAAAGCATTGTTGAAAGTGGTCACATTCAATTCATCTCCATTAGATAATGAATATCCATCTGTGGCAATTTGACTAGTATTCAAAATAAAGTCTGTGCCTTCCACTCTGTAATGATTGTTAACTAGAGTTTCTATGGCAATAACATCTGTGGCAGTTGGCACGTGAGCGGCAGTGAATACCACATTGTTATTTGCAATGTCCACAGTGTAGTGTGTGTTTAAATTTTTCTCAGAGCCATTCACAAACACATTCACTTGTGATTCTGCTGTGATTGTTTTGGCTGGATCCACTGTTGAATCGTCACCCAATCCTACCGCCACTCCGTAAGTGTAAGTGCTTCCGTCACCAATATAGTAAGTGATGTCTGGACCACGTAACATTTTGCCGTTGACCTCAATCATTGTCAAGCCTGAGAAAGGACCAATTGAGCCTGGCGGAAATGTCAGTGGTATACTTGAGCCAGGATCTTCTCCCGGCGGAAATGCCATAGTGTATCTTGTGGCTCCTCCGCCAAAAGGTATCAACTCATTTCTGATACTGGCGAAACTTCTTGTGCTGGTTGTGGATTTGTTGAATCCAGCAATCTGTATAAATGAACTTGCCGCTGGAGCAGAATTAAATGTAACTGTGATTGTGTTGGCAGTTGTTGTGGTCGAGAATGCTGTGGTAGGCACACCATCTATTGTGATGTACATATCACTGGAAGTGGAATCTAGATTGAATTCACCTCTAGTTGACGTGGTAAATGTCACTGTTGACCCGTCACCTGTGTATTGATCCAACACTCTGTAATTTTCTCCCGATATAGCAAATGTTCTAATAGATATCACTGCCCCAAGTCCTGGCGCACTGACAAATGTGACTGTCTTGTTGGCCACATTAACCGTGAAGTCTGTGGTCAATCTTTTCACTAAGCCATCAACCGAAACTGTCACTGATGCCAATGTGCCTGGATATTCTCCAGTGCTGTACACAGTGGTTGTGGCATCACCGTGATATAATTTTTCTGTGATAAATGGCACACCTGATTCTGGTGATGTATAAACTTTGATGTCTAAAGTGTCAAATATCTGTCCTGGCACTGCTTCTTCAGGTGCGTAACTGGTTTCTGTTGTAACGAATCCGTCACCGTCTGTGATAACATCACTGGCCGCAGTTCCCAACGCAGTGTTAAACAATCCGCCTGATAATAACGTGTCCAGTGTTCTGTCATCTGTGGGAGTCAACACACCGTCATCGTCAAATGGTATAAATTCAACCAAAGTGCCGTCTGCTGGTGCTGAACTTAAAGTGAATGTGGTAGTAGAACCGTCACCTCTGAATGAGTCAGCAGTTTTAGTTTTCACGTGATTAATAGTTGTGTAAACTTGATAAACTTTTGTTGAGGCAGGAGCAGAATCAAAAGTAAATGTTGTGGTTGATCCATCACCTCTGAATGCCACTATGTTTGATGCTCCAAAATGATCCCAACCATAATCATACCATCCCGATCTGTCCCAACCTTGATCTTGTGTGAACAGTAATCCTGTGACCATAGTGCCACCGTAATCGATGCCTGACATCAACTGTGACAGTTCATTGCCTGGCATTGCTGATGTTGGAGCATACATACCTGCTGTTCTGTCAGCCGCAGTTAAATCTGTTTCGTCACCATACACCTTGTACACTTTTCCTTTGTTGTCTGAGAATTTTGTGCTGGATGTGAATGGATCTGTGGCCTTGTACAATTCGTTGTTGTATCTAATCAATTGTCCGTATGCATATGCTGTGTTGGCTGTCCAATCTACCACAGAATGTGTTGATTGGATTCTGTCAAATTTAATTGTGGTGTTGAAATCTCGGACTAGATCATTGCTCAAATTGACATATGCTCTGGCTGTATCTGTTGGTGTCGTACCATCTGTCTTTCCACCTGTGAGTACCACTGTAGGTGTTGTGGTATAATTCCTGCCTTGTCCTGTGAGTGTGATTTTTGTGACAGATCCATTCACAACTGTGGCAGTGGCAGTGGCCGCTGACGTGTCAGGCGTGTCATATAATTTGTACACAGTTGAACGTGTGCTTTGTCCTGTGTTGGTTGTTCCATCTGGCATCCAGAACGTTCCTGAGTATTCGTCAAAACTAAACTCTGTTGCAGTGCCTGAACCGCTGTTGTTTTGAGTATCCCAAGTTTTGGCACGTTGCTCACTGGTGAACAACGGATAGTAGTATCCGTAAGTGCCGGAGGTTGCGCCTCTGTTGCTGGTTCCTTGTATTTGGAACGGACCTGTTGATGCTTCTGTGCCACCAATCACTGCGACTGTGGGTGCTGTCTCATAACCTGTGCCACCATAACTTACTGTTATTGAACTCACATATTTTTTATGATAGTCATACCACATCTGATATGGATATTCTGTAAGTTTGTCACTGTCGCTGTTGACGTTCAATGTTCTTATTTTGCTCTGCTCTGTGTCGTAGAACGGAGGATTATCAAAATCTGTGAATATACCATCTTCGGTGTCTGTGCCTTCATACCCCAATTTGTATTCTCTGATTTTTGTATGGAAAGGTTTGACTTCGTTAATGTATTCTTCCACCCAACTGTCTGTGCCTGATGTGTAATTTTTACGTTGATCCAATTTTCTCACTGTGTTCGTCACATTTACAAATGCGGTTTTGAACAGCCAGTCCACATAAGTTTGTTCAGCCAACACTTTTCTCAAACCAATAAAGAACAAATTGTTGTATTCAACTGCTAACTCGTTAATGAATAGGTCATCTCTCAGTGCTGTCAATACATTTCTAGTTTCGATTGTAGGTTCCTGGTCAAAGAAATTGTCATCAAATGTGTCACCACCCGCAAACCCTGTGGCATCTTGTGTGTAGTCGTATAATTTTGTGCTTAATCTAATAGTCCCATTCTCTGTTCCTACGTTGGTGTAACCTGAAGCAGTCTTCATAAACAGTTTCCAACCACCTGTATCTGCCTGTGTAACTTTCACGTGCTTACCAACTGCTAGGTCAAGTGAATCTAACTCATATTCATACGTTACCTGTGCATCAATAGGAGTATTCTCATCATGTATCATCTCGTGTACCTCTGGATCAGTACCATACCAGTCTACGTAACTCCAATATGCTCCTGTGTTGTAACCTTGTAATTTAGTTCTAGTCCATTCTGTGCCATCCCATGTGTGTATTGACCAAAAACCGTCTGCGTTTTCGTCTGCTTTGACCAAATATTTCACTGTGCCTGACAGATCTGCTGTGTTGATGTAGGTTAATTCTGCGTATGTGTCAACTGTGGCATCCCATTCTAGGCTGGCCGCTGTTGGTTCTGGATCTGCTTTGTTAAGATTGTCCAGACTGATTGTGCCTGACAGTTGTTTTTTCTTCAACACTGTGTTGGCATAGTCAATTACTTCTTTTAAGGCATCATATCTATCCACATACCAACTCTGTCTTGGTCTAATATTGTTACCGTATCTTTCATTCACAGGCAAAGCGATATCTGGTACAAGATCACCAGCGATGTTTTTACCTACCAAACTGTCCCACCAACGTTGTTCGATTTGAGTTCCTGGACGGTAAGCAGGGTCACTTTCTCTGGCCAGTTTCCATACCGAGTGTGCCGTGGCATCAAAATTGTTTGTTCTAATGTCAACATTTAAAACTATGTGTGAGTTGGCAAGATTTCTCACATTGGCAATCAACATACTTTGAGTGTCTGTTGGTGCATACCATTTGTGTCCCAGTCCTTGTGGATTTGAAAGTAAATTAGCCACTGACGCTGTGGTGCTGTCACGTCTAACAACACTGTTGGCTGGTAACACTGTGGTGTTTCTGACCCAGTAGTAATAGTAATCAACAAAGGCATCCAACTGTGTGCTGTATCTCTGTTTAATTGTGTAGTTGGTATCATCTGGATGTAAAGGTGTACCGCCTATAAATTCACTTGGCAAAGATGTAGATTCTATCCATTCGTAAATGTGTATCTCTGATCCAGGAAAAGTTTTTCCCCAATGATTTGTTTTGTATTCTAAAGTTCCTTGTTCGTACCACAACCATTTCACACGGGATAGATCCCACCATACTTCGCCCACGTGTTTTTCTGCCCAAGTGGTTTTAAAATTGGCACCATCACCGTTGTTGTATACTGCTGGATCCCAAACTGTTTTGTAATTGATTTCTCTATCTGCGACACCTGGAAAATGTCCTTTCACAGGATCATAAAGTTCATAATAATCTCTGATTTCGTTGCTTCTGGTATCAAAATCAAAAACCTGTCCCCGTTTTGATACGTCCATAAGCGGAGTTTCAGTCACAATATTTTTCCAAGCATATTCTCCCGATTTGGTCAAATCAAACACTGTCACCGTACCATCGTTTTGAATGTATGAACTGCCATCTGAGATGTCAATGTTGCCTTCGTCGTCCGGTGCTCCCACAAACACTGTGTTATCTGTGACACAAACACCACGTCCAAAATCATCATTTGCTGTAACACTGGTTGTGACCAATCTATCATCAATCAAAAATTCTGTATTGTATCTAGTGGCTGTGTACGCCGCACCTGAACCTGTGTTGAAATCACTGAACTCTGTATCTTGTAAATCAAACGTGGTGGCCCCTGAATCGAATGCCATTGTTCTTGAATTTCCGAAATTTTCAGCACCTATTACTAATCTAGTACCGCTGTTGTCGATATCTATTGTGCTACCAAAACGCATATTAGAGGCTGTGTCTGGTGCATTTATTGTCTGCTGTAATGTATAAGCCAATGTGCTGTCGCCGTCTGCGTCCCATTTGTAATAATACACTGCACCTGCGTCTGCCTGATCTGTTTTATCCGCGCCTGGTGCCGTAATAACCAAAGTTGTTCCGTCTTTGCTCATCGCAATACTGTCACCAAATTGTGTGTTTAAACTGGATCCGTCACTGGCAACACCTGACAGTGTCTGTACATGCGTAAAACTGTGCTCCACACTGTCGTCATTGCTCTGCGAAGTTCTTCTAAATATTTCAACCATACCCGCTTTGCCTGGCGCAGTTGAACTCACTGCTAAGATATCACCGTTGTCATTCACAGCAATGGCGTTACCAAAACGTTTGCCTGATCCTACTTCATTACTGCTGATTGTTAAATTCTGTGTCCAGGTGTCATATGTTGATCCGTCTGAACCAACACCCCATTCGTACATGTACACACGTCCACCGCTGGTTGAAGAACCATCATCCAAACCTGGGGCACCCACAAAAAGATATTTTGCTGGTGTGTCTCTGCCTGAACTTGCGCCTGGTTCTGCTATTGCATGACTCCAACCAAAGTTCTGGCCAGCCTGATCTGTTGGTGGATTAATTGTGTTCAGTATGCCATATGTGAAAGTGCTGGGATTCCAAACAAAAATTTTAATCAAACCTTGATCACTGTATCTACTACTGCCATCCAATCCAACTGTGTTAGTGAAAGGTGCTCCTGCTATCACAAAGTTTTCATCTGTGCTGATCGACAGAGAATAACCTAAACGTCCTGTGTTGTCATCACCGTCTGTCATTGTGACAGCGGCTTGGCTCTCATAACCGGTTCCTGGTGACGCAGAAGTTCTGAACATGAAATGTATCTCACCTTGACCTTTGGTAGGTGCTGATGCAATCAATGTTCTGCCGTCGTTTCTGGCCACAATTCTCCAACCAAAATCTTGATCTGCCACTTCGGAATTTGGTGACAGTTGTCTTTTCACAGTGTATGGATCACATTTTTCGTACACACGCCATAAGCCTGAAGCGTCTGCATCGGTGAAAACTTTGTCTCCAGGAATCTGCCTTGATTCATCTTTGTCTTGATACGTATCGTAACTAATAACATCATTAACATTATTCATCGAATTGAATCTAACAGATCTAAAGATATAGAGACTACCATAACTGCCAATTGTGGATTCATCCTCAGCATTAGGCAATCCGCCTGTGGCACCTGCGAAATCCACGAGAATAGTTTTATGATCTACAACCCTTTTGACTTCAAACACACGATTCAGGTCTTCAACTTCAGCATTTCTAATAGCAAGATAGTCAGCACTGGTTCTATTTGATTGAGCGTTAAGGTTATGAGAACTGCTGAACTCAATTTCCATTTGAGTGCTACCATTCACTGCTCTCAATGTGGCAATCTGTCTACCAGTATTGGTCAATCTGTACACGTCCCAATCTAGATTTTGTTTGTTGGCCACCCAGATTAAATCATTTCTTTCAAAAGATTGCACATCTAGATCCAATAATTCCTCAAGATCAAATACTGTGTGTTGTACCTGACTTGGCTGTACATAACCTGCTGTTTTGAATGGCATCACAGAGTCTCTGTCATATCCTGCTTGGCTGTAATCATATTTGGCAAAAGTTGTGGCTGTGTCGTAATCCACAGGATCATAATAGAAGTCTGGTTTGGCTATGGCTAAACTTCTTGCGTAATTTTTTGTAAAGTTTGAAGTTTCATAAAATTCTAAACTCTGAGGATTTGCTAGTATTTCATTTTCCTTTAATTGTATTTGGATGTTTTCTCTGGCATCTACGTTTCCAAATCTACCTGTTCTTATCATCCATTCAGGATATAAATTTAAAGTGATATCAGAACCTTCGTATTTGGCTTTTAAAATTTTATCTATTGCGTTCTGTGTGCCTTTTTCTCTGATGTAACCTTGATAAAATTTGTATTGTGACACATCACTAACAAACAGGTTTTCTAAATAGTCTCTGTTTTGATAACCTATCAATCTCTGTGCCAGTTGCTCTTGTGACTCATCAAAGTTGTTGGTTTCTAAGTTGTAGAAATCGTTAAATTGACTGATTTTGTAGTCAAAGTTTGGTATCAACTGTGGTTGGGGTTTCTCTGTTTTCAGAGTCCAATTGGCAGATTCAAATTTATCATTGGTTGTATGATTTGCCTTGGCCACATAAAATTTGCCTTGATATTCAACTGTGTCACCAATTTTGTAATCTGTATTTCGTGACCAATAATTGACCTCAGCACTGTCAAACACAAAACCAGGAGCATAGTAATCGCCGTTCCAGTTTGCTGTTTTCCAACCCACAACTTTCATACGTTCTTGTCTAAAACCTGTGTAAGCGTCATATATTATGTCACTGAAAACAGTTTTATTGTCAAATAATATTATGTGTTCTTTTTGGACTGTGTTCAATGATATATTAAAAAGTCCCACATCCAAACTCTTGATTGAGATATCAAAAGTTTTTCCTATGCGTTTTGTACTGATTTCTCTTATGCTAAGTTTTCTACCGCCTGCGTCCAGCATTGAGTAGTCGCCAGCAATGCTTTTCAATTTGCCCACAATACTATTGTTCGTGTCTAGTTCAAATCCGTCTGCGGCAGGAGAAACTGTGACTGCTGACCCTGGTGCCCAGTTTTGTTCTGTCCAGTATAGGAATTCTTTTATAGCATTCGACCAGTTCAGTGTTTCTTTGAGTTCCTTAGAATATTTGTTGAAACGAAAACCTTGATCTTCCAACCAATGTCCGTAACCTGACAGAAAGTCTGCCACTTCCTGTTTGGTGTCAAACACATATCCGTACGGAATAGTCTGTACTGCTTCTTGATAGTTCTTGTATGTGGCCACTTCTGAATTGATCACACGCACTTTGTTGCCTCGTACAGATTTGATTGGGTAATTGAATTTGAAATACGGCTTGGTTGTTGAGTAACCTAAAACTTTGTAACCACCTAACAGTGTTGATCCATCTTGTGAAACATCTGTGTTCTTCTCGATCAACACCCCTGAATAGTCAAAAGTTTCCACAGGGTTTGATGTTCTAAATAATATCTTATAGTTTTCGTCTGGCACAAATTTACTACCTGATGTTGATCCTGGACTGACGGAATCTGTGAGAATTTTAATATTGTCTTTGTCCGTAAACCCACCCAACTTGTATGCCAGTTGTACGGTCAGTCCTTTCATTTTGTCATACCAGAAAGTTTTAGCATCCAAATTCTGTGATATCAAATAGTTCACCACCAAAGGTTGATAACCAGCAGTGGCATATCTTGTTGTAACTCCTGTGGTTGCGTTGGTTTCAGTTTCCAAATGATATTTGCCTTTGGCCAGTGTCTGTCTTATGCCGGTGTCTGTGTCGATGTAGTTGCCAGCAGTGTTTGTACTCAATCTGCTGTTGTCAAAAAATATTGAGAAAAATTTAGCAGGTTTTGTTAAGGCCAAAGTTTTAATTACCGTGTACGGATAAGCACTGGATCTACGCCAGGCAGTTTCTGCTGGTGCTTGATCACCAAACTTCCAACTCTGTGTACGTCCAGGCACATCATGATTGCCAATCAAGCCTGCCGCTATGGGATCCAAAAGATTTCCAGATGCATCCACTGGTAGATAACTTTTGATTTGAGGTTTGGCATATCTACCTGTGTGCGTGGCTATCGCTGTCCACAGCACATCATTGCCTGCTGTATATGGTGCGGGACCATATGTGGTTTCCCAATCACTTGGTTTTTCACTGTGACCCAGCATCTCCCATGGCCTTAGATGTGGTGCGTCTGTGTCATAGAAATATTTGTATATGGCTCTCCAATACCCTGGTAGTTTTTCTCCGGCAATTCTATCTGTGGATGATGAATAATTGTAGGTGAAAGGCGATCCTTCTGTGAATGCAGTGTTGTTGATGTATTGTACATTGTTCCTACCTGCCCACACAAAAAAGTCTGTGCTCATAACATCGTCTACTTCGAGCAACGTGTATTCTGTTGATGTGAATGCACTTGGCACAACATCATTGATATCCAACAGTGAGGCATCATAGGCAGTTTTACAGTTGTTGTATATCCTTTTTTCTAGTTCCAAGATTAGATCATCTCTTTCATCACCGTATGCTTTGATAAAAGAACCATCGTGCTTTCTAATCACATTAGTTGTGGTCCTATATGTGTCATCTGAAATTAATTCAGGTTTAAATTTTGGATACATTCCCAACTTTGTAGGAGTTGGAGGAATAAAACTTCCAGTTGTGTCGGCATAATCTTTGATTAGGATCTTGTCGCCGTCTGCCAGAGTTGTTAAAATGCTAACACTATCGTCTGTTGTGCTGAATGTGTAATCTGTGCCTTGGATCAATTGCACGTCATTTAGATACACGTACACTGCACGATTTCCTAGAGCAGTCATACTGTGTTGGCTATCTATGGCATAATCAGTTTCTAAATCATCTTTTACCGTGTAACTCCTAGTGGATACGTTTTCTCCATATCCAACCATATCTTCGTAGTAAAATGGTGACTTGCTGTTTTTGCCTTCCACTATTGACAGTATGATTTCGTCTACTCTGTCACGAGCCACACCTTCATACACTGTACCCAATGCATTGGTTAAAAAACTGTTGTACCATTGTTCATAGGCCTTGTTCACATACTCAATAGATCTTATCACATTGGCCTGTTGATCAATCAAACCAAACACCGCGGGCAATAAAGACCCTTGATGTTGATGTATTGTTCCACCTTTCAATCTTGCATCGGGTTTGTCACGTAGATTGCTGACACCTGGAATGGCACCTGTGACATCTGTATTTTTGTCCTGTATGTCTTGCACGTGTTTTGTGATTTGACCCAATGTAAATGTACCTATCTGACTGTTCTCCGCGTTGGTCTCAATGTTTTCAGGCACTTCGTATATGCCTTTGTCTGCCACTTTGTCGGCGGCACTGTAACCTTTAATTCGCACTTGGTCACCCACTGATAATTCTTCTGTGAACTGCACATACTTGTTAACTGTGCCATCTACTAGTGTGTAATCTATGCCTTGACTTTTGTTCACACCATTCACACGCACTGCAATTTCTAAATCCGTTAATGATACACTGTCCTTGTAAAAGTCTATGGCAAACAGTTTTTTTTCCACGTCATCTGCTTGATAAGTTCTTATTACTCGTTGTTTGCTTTCGTTTAATCTTTCAATCCAAGCACTTCGTGAATTGTGCGTGGTTCTACCTGTGGTGTAGTGTAAATGTCCTTCTGCTAGATTTTTTGAAACAGTCTGTTTTTCATTTTTATATGTGAATGTCCCGTTGGTGTGATCACTGTCAAAAACTATGTCACCTACATTGTTAATTGTTTTGTATTTGACTTTGATGCCCAACACTGTATCTGTTGTGGCACTGTCGCTGGTTGCGTATTCAAAAACTTTTGCTCCTGTGAATGTGCTGTTGGGATATTTGATTGCGTCGTCAAAACTGACGTGATCGTTATCCCACATTCCAAACAACGGTTGCTGATTTAGGCCTGTTTTTGCCTGCGATGTTTTCCAACTTTTTGTTGCACTTTCATAGTGGAATGTTTTGCCTTGATTGTTTGTGCCTTTTTCAACGAAAATACTGTCGCCGTCAGCAGGTGTTCCATCAGCGGCTTTGGTCAAAGATATCACTTGCGAACTGTCAGTGGCTGTGATAAACTTAACTGTATAAATGTTGTTGGCGACCAATGAATCTGTGTCTGCTGTGAATATCACTCTCATGCCATCTTCTAAAGAAATGCTGTCCACATTAAATCCTGTTTTTCCTACCACGTCACTGAATGCATCCGTGGTCACTGTGTCAATCACAGTGATATGATCTTTGGCCACTGTGCCGTGATTATAAAGTGCCAGGCCTGAATCGAATTCAATGATGGGTCTTTTGGCCCTGTCTGATTCATCTAGGTCAGGTGTGTAACCGCCAACTCTGGCAGTTTCCTCTATCACACTTCTGTGAAACCATCTATTGTATCTTGACCATGAATTGCGATCTCTAGAATCTCTTTTGATAGTGATGTAGTCTAATGCTTCTGCTCTGTGAAGTGCTTTGGCATAAGGTTGCGAATCGTAAACAAATGTGTCATATCCCACTGTGAATTCTTCACTGTAACTGCCCGGTGCAATCAATTCACTGGCATCTGTCAAAGTGATCGAGTCGCCAACGCCTTCCACATAGTATTGTTTGTTTTGCCAAGCGGTATCAACTTTGGTAGTAGTAAATTTTATTTTCATTCCGTTTGATAGATCTAATGTCCTCAAACTGTAATTTTTAGCACCAATGATATCTTTGTCTGGATCAATTTTAGATGTGGTTTGGATGTCTTCAATCTGTAACACACCATTCATATTATCGTGATTGCCACACTGATAGTAAAGTGTGCTAGGACCTGATGTGGGCACTGTGAATGTAACTATGCCTGAATCTGTTCCGTTGTTTGTGACACCTGTGGTATAAAGCGTAGATGTTGATCCGTCTGCTGATAACTGATCTTTGTAGGGTTCTGTCATTATATAGAAAGGATGACCTTTTGCATCTATATTAAACTTGTATGTGTTACCTCTGTAAAGTTTCAGTATTGGGTTGTTTGTTCCATCTTGTATGCTAAAATTGTAAGCACCTTTCACCACATTGGTGACTTTATATTCGACCACTGCTCCTGGACCGACCACATCAATTTCTAATGCATTAGGCCCTTCAGGCAACCAATAGTACTCTCTATAATTGATTAGTTTGTCATAATCGACAGCGGGATTCCAACTGTAAATTTTTTCTTTATTAAGTCTATCGTGATTGTCTACTTTTCCACCAAAATATTTGATCTGATTTATGTAGTCATCGTATGTGCCTGTGAATTTAACTTGGTCTTCAGGATTTACAGATGTGGTGTCTCTGTTGGTGTATGTGACAGCAGGTTCTAGTTGATAAGCAGACCTATCCCTGCTGGTTGCTGTGAGATATCTATCACTGGATTTTCTAGTGTAGGCATCCTTTCTTCCCACATAACCGTCTAATCTTTCTAGACTGCCTTTTTGTACCAAAGCATCCATTGTGCTGGACAAAAATCTTTGGTTGTTGTCTGTTCTGTAAAAAGCAGGCAAGTGCTGAACAGTTCTACGTAGTTCTGCTGTGCCCTGTTGGACTACTTCTTGATTTGTTAGTGGATTTGTGGGTTGATCAACCATTAGTATCCTGCCCCACTACTGCCGGTGCTAGAACCGGATCCTGCGGTAGTGGAACCTGACACTGATGAACCTGATGTTGTCATTGACGTGGTTGAAGATGTTGATGTCACCACTGTACCTGATGCAACCAATTGGTTGGCACCTACAGCAGAAATAATTGAAACATCATCAACGGTGGCCCCACTGATAAAAATCTCGTCTGCGGCTGAATCTATTTGGAACAAAGACCCAAAACCTTGTCCAGATTGATTTGGTACTATCAACAGTGTAAGCAAATCGGGTGCCAACTGCTGGTGTACATACGCCGCTAGTTCTGTAAAATAAAAACTGTCTCCAAAATCCCAATTATCTAAAGCAAAAAATTCATTTATTGCCGCTATCACTCTAGTCTTGATCACGGCATCAGAAATCTTAGTGCTTGGATTTTTAACAATTTTGAATGTGGCCTGTAGATTTTCATCTGCATTTATGCCAAACAGTATTTTGTATTTTACAGGATGATAAATGATTTGATCTGATAAACTTTTTATTGCATTCAATGATGAAGAATAACTTATTCTCAACTGGTCACTTGTACTAGCAGTTGGTTTTGGTCCACCGTCCTGTAACCAAATTCTGTACAAGTTGTCATAAGATCTTTCTAACACATACAGATCAATGATGTTTGACACAGCAGGATCAATACGTGTTTCCTGCCCTGCGTGGTGTTTGTACTGAAAGTCAATACCTGATCTACCACGTCTCGCAATGTAATCTGTTGATGTTGAAAGTGTGTTAGTGGTTGAACTGTAACTTTTGATCACATCTTCTGATTCGTCGTAAAAGTAAAACAGTTGGCCGTCTGTGTACGCTGAGGTGTTTAGATTAATATCTGATTCGTTTTGTGTCACAATAAAGTTTGTGGCCGCGTAAGGTCTAAATCGTTCAATGTTGTTGTAACTTAAATATTTTTCAAAAAATACAAATTTTGTGGCTGTGCTGGTGTTTGGTTCAACATAGATATCAAACAGTTCAGGATTATCAACTACTCCGTCATCATCGCTGTCATAGAATCCCACCTTAATTTTTCTATTGTCTTGAAATCCATCTGCTTCTGTGACTGTATCTGTGACTGCCCAAATCAATGGGTAACCTATTCCGTTACCTGTGCTCACAATGGAATTTGTCTTTAAAATTTTTACCGTGTCATACACAGTGGCACCTGTTTTGTAATCATAAATTTTTTCTTGTGAATCATAATGAAACTTGTTTTGTCCTTCTGATTCAAAAATATAGTCTAAACTTCTATATGTCACAGTGTATGTGCTTCCATCATTGGTGAATTTAAACCACCAACTAGCATCTAAATTGGCATCTGTGACATCACCTGTGTTGCCCAGACTGAACACACTGCTGGCGCTCAAATTTGTGCTTGTAATAACTTTCCAACTCTCTGAATCTATGTCGTATCTCAACCCAAAGTTTTCATATGCTCCAATACGATCAATCAAATCTACTTTCAAAGCATCACTAAATGTTGTGGTCAAATTGGGAATCACACTGTCAACGATAGCACCGTTTGGTATGATTTGTGCCAAAGTCACAGGACCCAAGCCTGATTCTAAATTTCCAACACCTGCGTTGGCGCCATCACCTTCCACTGCTCCTATTTTGGCCCACGCCCTATCCTCAGCATTGTCTGTGCCTGCTGTGACCAGTGTGTTGTTTAAAAATTCTCTAGAGTCAGGTGATGTGAATTTGATCAAAGCACCTTGTTTTGCGTATTTGAAATTGGATGTGGCAGAATCACCTACCACCAAGGCACCACCTGATGTGAAATATCCTGTGTTGGTATTTGTGCTGGTGGTTGTGGAATTCCACGTGGCATTCAAACTGCTCAAGTCTTTAGTGCCGTATTTCAAGTAATAAAAATGTCTTGAGTATGCTTGTTTAATTTTCGTCTCTACATCATTATCAATTGTCGCGCTGATGGTGTTGTCGTTTGTGAACTGAAATGTAAACTGTTGTGTGCTTTCTTCTCTGTAAAGTATGCCATCTTCCGCAAACACATTGACATTTGAATAAGCACCCGTAGGGTCCAATACTTCTTTGGCTCTCGAAATACCTGATGCTGATCTGTTGACACTTCTCACTTTAATAATTTCCTGTGAAGCACTCAAAGGAGCAATCTGGTAATCCTCTGCTGTGATCATTCTGTTTTGTGTGTAGTACACCTGTGCGGCTTTTTCTTTAATTGAATCGTTTGATTCTGTGGCGGCCGCATTGTACACAGATGCCTGAAGGCTCATTGCCACTGTTAAATTTTGTTGAGCACCGTTTCTGTCCACATAAGGTACTACAATCTGTATGTTGGTCATGTCAGCAGGTTGGATTGCATATCTGGCATTGTCACTGCTTCTGGTGTACAGTCTAAAAGTACCAATTGGCAAGTTGGAAAAGTTTCCATCTCCAAACACTAGATCAATTGTGTCTCCCACCTTTGTGACTACATTGTAAATATTTCTTTCTGAGTTTGCCAAACTGTTGTAGATAGCATTGTTGCCTGATAGCGCAGGCACCTGTTTCCATTGTTCCAATATTTGACCAAACTCGTCAAATTTATATAAAAACACATCTGAATTGTTGACATTTGTTTTATTAAAACTTTTCACATAGTTTGTGATTGCTGTGTCTACTGAAAAATCTTCATATGTCATGGTGCCTTGTTTAAACAAGAAGAAGTAACCTGTGTTGTTGGAACTGTCACCAGATCCATCTGATCTGTATGTGTATGTCAAACCTGTACCATTTACAGGAGCAGATTCATAAATGGATTCTGAATCTGTGATAGTGCTAGGCACCACTTCAAAATTTCTATTACTACCGCCAATGTTTGCACTGAATGTAAAAATTGGCAAATCATTTTGATTTGAACTTAATGTATAAACTTCTGTTGCTACTCCACCAATGGTGTCTGATTCTCTTGGTTTGCCAATTAATTGTCCTGTTTGGTTGGCCGCATTCAATATGGCAGTAAACTGTTCTCCGTAATTGTTGTTGGCTGAATCGTTCCAAATCACAGTGGTATTGGAAAGGTTTGTACCTGTTGAATCAAAAACATCTTGTGTAGTTGAAATTGAATCCACTTTCAAAAGTCCCGTGGCAGGTTGATTTCTTTTGGCATTGTAACTGATCAATCTTGCCAATCGCAAAATTGAGTTACGTCTTTCTGCTGTTTCTAAAAAGTTTTCTCTGGCATTCAAATCTACTCTGAAAGAAAGTGCTTGAGAAATGTAGGCTATTAAATCTATAAGAGCCACATACTCTGAACTCTCTACAAAGTCATTGAAATCGTCTGGATAATTTTCACGTAGATATGCCACCATTGTTCTGCGCAGGGTCTCAAAATCGTAACTTTTGAAATCTGCCTGTTGGAATGCCTGATAAATCTTACGCCAATCCTCGGCTACTAATAATCTGTTTTGTCTATCTGTTGTGGCCATACTGTTTGTATGGATATTTATATATTAAATTAACGGCGTATATTAAGATAGACGCAATAGGCTGTTTTCGTCAAAAGAGAACTGTAATTTTTCGGTGATATCCAAGGGCACAAACCGTATAGTGGCCTGTATGGCTATGCCTTTGTCTGCTTCTGTGACCACAATATCTTCTGTGGCTATGCGTGGATCTGCGTTCAAATTCTCTGTGACATCATCAAGAATAGCATCTCTGAGATCTTCTGTGAATGGTTCAAACAGTGCATCATATATGATCGTACCAAACTCAGGGTTCTCGACTCTTTCGCCCTTGCGTACCGACAAACGATTTATGAGATCCTGTTTAGCACATTCAAAATCATAGACCTTAAAGTTCTGCCTGTCGGCCCTTGATGAAAACCCTTTAAAAGTAACGCCTTGTGCGTCATTTGAATTATTTGTGTTATCTCCGTATGCCATTAATGCAATCTCCTAAATTCCACATCAACTTTGCTGTAATCAACAGCATAGTAGCCTGTATCAGTAATTTCACTGGCCCAAGGCACCTCCTGCGCCATCACACCTTGATATGTGCCATCACTGTGTTTGTATTTAAACTGATAGATGTTGATTCCCTTAGGTGAAACTCCAATTTTTTCAATGTTTTCTTTGAGTCTTTGATCACTGAAAAACTTTTTAAGTCCTTGTCCAATTGCGGCAAATCCGCCACTCAAACCACCTGTTTTGAATTTGCTGGCCAAACTGCCAATATGATCTTTGATAGATGTGGCACCCTGCATGAGTCTGCCTTTGGCTGTACCTCTCAAACTTGGTGGAATGTTGTTGGCAGACCCTCTGCTGAAAAATTTGCCAGCGTTGGTCATTAGGTATTTTGAACCTGCGTTGAAAATTGCTTCTTTGCTCAAACTGGTCAAGTGTCCACCTGTGACTTTGCTGATCATTATGCCGCTTATTTGATCTTTGGACATGTTTGGAATTGATGTTACCACATTGTATATTTCATTGTACTGTCCAGCAAATTGTCCTGCTATTTCTTTGACTCTGCCCACGTCTAAGTTTTTTGCAAATGTGTCAAGTTTGAAACCTCCACCGTTTTTCAGTGTGTTGATCAGATCCTTGCTGATGGCACTGGTATCAAGTTTAATCAAGTCACCTTCTTTGATTCCATCTATGGCCTTGTTGATGCCAGGAAATGCGTCTTTCATGTCATTCAACGTCCGTGTCATTTTGCTCTGTATCACTTTGCTGTTGGCTTGTACATATTGTTCAGGCGTCTGTCCTGTTCTATAGACCTCTCTGGCATCATACACGCCAGCATCTTGTAAAGTTTTGATATCAGATTTGTTTAATTTTAATTTTTTCTTGACTTTGACATTGGTTTTGGCAAACGAAGCAAATTTTCCTATAGACACAGGAACGTTTTTCAGACTGGCTGGTTTGCTTTGATTCATTGTGTACCTTTCAAGATCAGTAAAATATTGCAGTTCTCTCACGTGGGCATTTTTGCTTTCTCTGTTTTTCTGTGCCATGTACTCCACCGTGCCAGGAGTTTGACTCAAACGTTTCCATTCAACAGGATCCTCAAACTGTGTCACGGTTTCAACCACGCCAGATGGTGCTCTGGTGAATGGTTCATGTGTTACCATGTTGCTGATTGTGGTTTTGGTTTTTCTTGTGTTGGCTTCTAATATTTCTCCAGGACCCACTGTGATGTTCACATCGTTCTGTGATTCATCTGTGATTATGCCAATCTGTTCTGGTGTCAACCAACTGGGTCCCCAGGTGGGTTGAGGTATTGTGGAATTCAAGTGTACCTGTGTGCCGGCAAGATGAATCTGCCCCTTGGCTCCCCATAATTGTGTGCCCTCTGTGTATGACGATATTCCGTCGCGAGCATTGAATCTGATACTGCCTTCTGTGGTGTTACTGAATATACCCTGTTTGCCTATGCTCATCACATAGCCTTCTGCGTTGTTGACCACACTGCCTTCTGCTGTGAACTTGATGTCATTTTTGGCATGGAAATTTATGTCAGCACCTGAGTGTAGATCAAAGTTTCCGTCACCTCTCAAATTAAATCCGTCTTGTGCGTAGATGTAAATTTTTCCTTCTGGACTCATTTCCAACCAACTTTTTCCTGATCCGTTGGCAATGTAAACCACACCCTCTGTGTCGTGCATTAACAACTGGTGTCCTGATGCTGTTCGTAACCTTGTCAGTTGGTTCTCACCCTGCTCGTCTCCGTCATCCATCACAAAAGTATGACCTGGACCTCTGGCTACATAGTCTTCTTTTAAAGCGTCTTTGGTTCCTACCAACTGCTTGGTGCTGGATAGGTCTTTGGCACCAGGTGTGCTCATTCCAAATACTTGGCTGGGCGATTCTCTACGTGCCGAACTTGTTGTGGTTCCTCGCACATCATCACCAATCAAACCTTGTGTGGCCAAAATGTCTGCCAACGGGTGTATGGGTTTCAGGAATGAGTCATAGTCTCCTAATGGCGATGATTCTGGAGTGGCCCTGTTGAGTTCGCCTGATGGCACATTGAGAGTGCCGTATGTTTTTTGTTTGTCTACGGAAGAACTATACTTGCCAGCAGGTCCTCCAGAACTTTTATCCCAGGTTCTTTCACTGGCCGCAATACCTGGAATCATGTGATTGGTGACTGGTTCCTGTACACATCCAATCCAAAATGCTTGATTCAATTTGCCTTCCGCAAATATCACCAATACTCGTGTGCCTATGTCAGGTGGCACTGCCCAAAAGCCATAACTGTGCTGACTGCCTGTGTATTTGGTGGAACCTGGTTGATTAAAGTTTGCATCTTTGGCTCCGTAAAAAGGAGCAAGATAGTCACATGTGATCAAATTTGTCGCTGTTGGTTCTGTGGTCTTTGACAAAGCAGGAATATTAACTGACAGTCTGCCCATTTTCAACGGATCCACATTGTCTTTTACAATACCAATATATGGACCTGGGTTTTCCGCGGCCCACGAAGTGTCTGTGTGTGGTGCTTTGGGTGTTGATGTGTGTCCCCGTAAATAATCTTTGACACTCATTAAAACGATCCTTCTGTGTCGGTGATATCTACTGCTCTTCTACTTCTTGAAGCAGTGTCATACACACCGGGTTTTGAACGGGCATTAATGCTGTCTTTTCTGGCGTTTGCGGCTTTGTTGTACACAGCACTAGTTACCACCCCTTTTGACTTGTTGATTGATTTATTTTTCATAGGAGTAACATCTCTGTCTTGATTGTTGTATCTTACCATAGTAAGTTCTTGTCTAAATTGTCCATCGGACATAAAATGCCTCACTTGATACACTTTGTACAGACCTGAAAACACAGCACGTTGAGATTTACTGATATCGTATATGCCACGTTTGTCATCCACATCATCTGGCACAACAAATTGCAAATCCACGATGGGTTCAGCCACTTCAGCGTTGTAACATTTTAACGTTGGATTCCATATCGCTTCTGTTTCGCCGCCTGTGAAGTATCCTCGATTCTTATCGGTACTGATGCCTGGTGATGTCAATCGTGGTGCTGGCGGAACAAATTGACTCTGGCCCAACCACGCAGGATCACCAATTATTTCCATTCTAAGGATAACCATATCTGCTGTTGGATTTGTGATCGCATCAAAAAATTGATCAGAACCTTTTGAACTTTTACCAGTGCTACCTGCGTTCGATGAATTGGCCATACCAACGTCATTTTTCAAATTTAAATAATCTCCCGCTGTAGGTGGCACCGGTGATGCTGGTTTAATTGGATCCCCTTCATCATTCTGTTTTTGGCCAACTTTTCCTGCATTGCTGTCTGAGGCTTCTATATCTTTCAATCGTGATTGAAAGTATGCAACTTTGTAATTGATATCAAGGTTTAACACATCAACGTTTGCACCTGTAAAAATGTAGTTGTATTTTTTTGCTACATAAGATTTGCTTCTATTTCCGTTGTGAACACCGGCTGTGACAATATTCATAGCACTGATGTAGTAAGGTTCCACAACAATTTGTATTTTTTTCCTATTGGTTTGTCTGATATTATCAAATTCTTTTGTTGGCACGATGGAGGCTCTAATTTTAAAGTATTGAAAGAAAGAATCTCCCGCGCCACTCAAAACTGCATCAGTCCATTCGGTCCATTTTTTTTCGCCGAAATCTGGATGCCCTTTCATCAATTCTTCAAGAGTTTTCAATATACTCGTGCCTGGCGTTATTCTGATTCTTTCGTAAACAAAAGCATCCTCTCCTGTGTCTTGTGCGGTAATTTTTTTTATCATTGATCTTTCAGTGATCAAAGAAAAGTCTAAATCTTTACCTGGATTTAATCGTTCATCTATTGTGATTTGATATTCGTCTGGATATTGATTGTAAGATCCTTTTTGTTCTTGTTTGTTCTGCTCATTCAATACGTTCTGCAACTCATTCACAATGTCAGATAATTTTTTCGTACCACTGACCAACGATGCGCTAGTTCTTGGATACATATAAAGATTTGTGAAGGCGAATTCGTTATAGGGAATTGCTTGAATATTATACACTGTGCCGCTGTTGTTGACATCTATGTCCATTGTGACCAGTTTGACTGGAATAACTCGTTTGGTTGTGGCCTGATCAACGTCCACAGAGCGACCATTTTCGTCAAAACCTTTGAATTCTATGGTCAACATATACGCCGCATCCAAATGATCCAAATATCCGTTGTTGGCCGCGGCCGCCTTGATTTTTTCCAACAGTGTCAAACCATATGGCTCGACCATCACAATATCTACTTTTGTGGCACTGGTCAGACGTCTTTTTTCATTGTAACCTGGTACAGACAAAATCTCCACACTTCTAAAATATATGTCGTTGTTTTTTTGAAACTCCATCTGTGCATCGTACAATTTATTTCTTAAATTGGTGTTGTCCTCTAAAATTCGCTTGTCAATTCCAGTTCTGCCACTTTGGCCAGGAGGACCTTGCCTGTAATTTTTAGTGGCATCTATGCCTGAACTCTGAGCAATGACGTCGTGTGGTTTGCTTTGAAAAAATGTTTTGGGATTTTGTAACTCCTCTTCGCTCAATGCTGACAGTGTGAACACTGTGTTATAAGTGGCAAATTTGTGTAACACATTTGGTTCTGGTTGTGTAAATTGATTTATGCTGGCTTTTCTGTTGTACTGGGCCTGCCCGTACACACTGCTTGTTTTTCCGCCAGTCGCTTTATTGAATAATGCGCTTTTGGCATCTGCATACACGCGACTTGCTTCTTGAGAGATCGTACGTTTAGTATCTGCGATAAGGTCGTCTTTGAACTGTTTGAATATATTTTTGAAATCAGGCACACTACACTCCTACGTCTTTGAGCACATTGTCCTTTTTAGGCAATTTGATTGTGACTCCAGGTTTGAAATCGTATATGGGATCTTCTATTTCGTTAGGATTTCTTTGAGCGAACACCCACCACAATCTCGGAGTGCCATAAAGGTCATAGGCCAATAGGTCTGGTCTGTAAGCATAAGTTCTCTCTATGGTATAATCTTGATCATCACCTTCTGCCGTGATAGTTCTAGGATTCAATATGTCCAGCGAATCGTTGATTTGTTCTGTTTCAAAGTAAGGTGATGTCTGTGAATATTTGGCCATTAAATAAATCCTATCTCGTTACGTCCTTTACCGTTAAGTTCACCTCTCACAAATTTACTCATTGAGAAATCTTTGACACTATCTCTAGAGTAGATTGGAGTGATCAACACCGATATCAATGACAGTGTGGGTGCCCAGGTTTGAGCATTACTGCTTTCCAAATCAAAATCAGTGAATGTCTGTCTATAAACTTCAGACTGTTTTGTTGAAATGTAGTCAATACCTGATCTCAATTCCACGTTGAATGTGTTTATGACAACAGGCACTTTATTGAACATATGATCACCGTATCCTGAAAGATGCATGATCGGTGGAGGAGAACCTTTCAATCCACCTAATCCTTGATCACTACCAAAAAACATTTTTGTTGCTGTTCTTAAAAAATTGATTGTGGCCACCCAGTGTTTGGCGTCTTCTGAATTTTGCACAGGAAATTCTCCCACAATGTTCATTTGGTCCACTTGTGAATTGTTATAGGCCTGCGCAGGATAGTTGCTGTGTTGCAGATCCATTGGATTGTAATTTGCTGAATGCTGTATTACCATTGATGGTGTCAACGGCCAAAACACGCCACGGCTTTCCCTCAAAGGTGCCAATAATGGATTGTTGTCAAAAAAGAAAGTCAGTAATGGTGACCCTTGTGGCACCTGTAATCTCACGCGCCAGTCTTTTTTACCTGCTCTGCCACTCCACTTGGCTCTGGCCATCGTAAGACGTGAATCGCCTACTATGCCCGCTCCTACTAGACGTCGAAGTGTGTTGCTTATGGCTCCGCCCGCAACGTTTTTAACAATACGGCCTGCTTCTCCAATAGCACCTCCCAATAAGTTTTTTAGTGGCATTTTCTGGTTGTGTTTCCTTTAAAAATTTCGTATACTTTAACTATATTTATAGGCATAATTTTAGGCGCACTTAATTACTCATACGGCACGATTCAACAGACCTGTTTGTGGTCACTTTAACTACATAGAAGGA